GATTTTACACAAGAAATTATAGTTCCTTCTGGTATTGGAATTAATAGTTCACAGCTAAGCTACTCACCAGACATTGATAACATTTCTGTTCAAATTAGTCTTGATGGATTAACAAACTGGAAAGATTGTAAGAATAATAAATCTTTGCCTTATTTTACTAAAGATGATCTTACATCTAATGAACGTGCATACATTAAAGTAACCATGTCATCCGATGACACATCTTTTGATATTCCTAAAATAGAAACTTTATCAATAGATTTTTTCAATAATATAGATTACTATGCTGATAATTCTGGAGATAGAATTTACTCAGATAAAGACTATGATCTTTCTAGATATAATGAAAGAATACTTTCATATAATAATAATAATGGTCTTTCAATGCATAATGGTGGCGGGTTTAATATTGAAGCCTCTACTTCATCAAAAACAATAGAGATGATATATACCCCTGGAGCAGGCAAAAATGTATTATTTTCAAATGGATCTAAAATATTTGAGTGGTCCAGCAATGGAACAATTAATTCAAATGGAATATCTAATATATACGTAAATGGTAAAAATGTAACATTACAGACAAATTGCTCAAATTATTTTACAGTAGGCTTTCCACATCACGTAGTTCTAACCTTGCCAAGCCCAACATCAGGCCTAATTAAAATTAATCAAAATGTGGCTGGCACATCTTATGGAGACGGTTCTAAATACAACAACATTGCTGTGTACCCTAATGAGCTAACAGAATCTCAAATAATTAACCATTATAATTATTATATTGGCAATTGGTCAAACTTGCTTGGCTCAGAAGCCCTCTCGATAGCAGAATCGACATCTGGGAATGACTCATTAGCCTACTCGATTTATTCTATTGAATTAGCTGGTTCAAATATAACCATTTAGTGTAATTGTTGGTACAAAATCTGGACTTTGGCACTAGATAATGGTATGATTATGGTCTATGGATATCTTAAAGAAAAATACTAAGATTGTCGAAGAGACAACCCTAGGCATATATGTTTGGGCGATGCCAGACGGCAGATGGATTGGAGACGACGATGGGAATTTTCTTTCGATCACGTCAATCAAAGGCAATAGATCCAGAATCGATGCTTTGGCTAGAGAAGTTCGCTCATATGGTATTTATGAGGGCGAACCCAAATTTTTATCTGGGCGCAGAAAGATTAATGACGAAGAGCTTGCAGAACAAGAACAACGACTTAAATGGGGACTCCCACCAGACCCATACGATATCGGAGTCTATAAAGACTCTGTACTAAGAGGCGGTAAAGTACAATGACACGCAACATAGAATTTTTAGAAGATGATAATTCATCAAATACAATAGATATTTCAAATACATCTGACTGGTTTCATTTTCAAAAAGCAGAAGAGTCAGAAGATCCATTTAAAATAGGCTTAGAAGAAATTAAAAAATTAAGAGGCCTTGGAACAAATTTTAAACGTAAAATTAATCGTGATTTTTCAAAAGCATTTGTTGGAACATCTGGCGTAGGCACACAACAGAATCTGCTTCAGCAAGCAATTAGCGGATATGCATTATTTGATCTCGTAGAGCCAACATATAACTTAGAATACCTTTCAAAAATTTATGAAGTCTCTACTTATAACTATGCAGCTATCAATGCTAAGGTTTCAAATATTGTTGGCCTAGGATATATGTTTACAGAAACATCTAAAGCAAAAGATGCAATGGACGCTATAACTGATCAAAAGCAGGCAGATAGAGCTCGTTCAAAAATTGATAGAATTAAAACTCAGCTAGAAAAATGGCTAGATGATTGCAATGAAGAAGAATCATTCACAGAGACCCTTATAAAGGCCTACACAGACCTTGAGGCGACTGGAAACGGGTACATAGAGATAGGACGTACCACTGCTGGAGATATAGGCTATATAGGCCATATACCAGCTAAAACAATGCGTGTACGTAGATTACGTGATGGATTTATTCAGTTACTTTATGGAAAGGCAGTTTACTTCCGTAACTTTGGTGATCTTGAAACTCCAAGTCCAATTGCTGGTCAAGAAGATAGACCAAATGAGATTATCCATTTAAAGAAATACACTCCAATGAATAACTACTACGGAGTACCAGATATTATTGCAGCACAGCAAGCGCTGGCAGGAAACGAATTTGCTGGTAGATATAACTTAGACTACTTTGAAAATAAAGCAGTTCCAAGATATATAATTACAGTAAAAGGAGCAAAGCTTTCACCAGAGTCAGAAAGAAAACTTCTTGAATTTTTCCAAGTTGGATTAAAGGGCAAGAATCACAGATCCTTATATATCCCACTTCCAGCCGATACACCAGACTCAAAGACTGAATTTAAGATGGAGCCAATTGAAGCAGGAGAACAAGAGTCTTCATTTAATATCTATCGTAAGTCTAATAGAGATGAAATTCTTTTGGCTCACCGTGTCCCAATTAGCAAAATCGGAATACCAGAAGGAATTAACCTTGCTGCTGCTAGAGATGCGGACAAAACATTTAAAGAGCAGGTTTGCCGTCCTTCACAAGATAGACTTGAAAAGAAATTGAATTATTTAATTGCAGAAAAGACAGATGTTGTGCAATTAAAGTTTAATGAATTAAGTCTTACTGATGAGGAAACCCAGAGCCGTATTGACGAAATTTATTTAAGAATGCAGGTTATTACCCCTAATGAAGTTCGTCTTAGAAAGAATATGACAACTGTTGAGGGCGGAGATGAAATGGTGGATTTAAAGCCGCAGCAAGTAGCCGATCAAAAAGCAAAGTCAACTGGTAATAAAAAGCGAGACCAACAAAGGTCCGCAAATGCCCCAGATAAAAGCGGAGAAGCCAGAAACCCCAAGGGCGACGGTCCAAAAGTCAAATAAGTTTAATCAACTGTTATTTGCGTTATAGTAGATAAACCACTAAAATTAACCATATGAACATTGAAAAAGGCCATTGGTCTAGTAATGGCGACAACTTACATTTGTCGATTCCGTTTACTAAGGTCAACCGAGAAAATAGAACTGTATCTGGTTTTGCAACATTAGATAATGTTGACCAGACAGGAGATGTCGTCACAGCAGAAGCAAGCATAAAAGCTTTCGAAAATTTTAGAGGCAATCTTCGTGAGATGCATCAGTCAATTGCAGTTGGTAAAGTTGTTTCGTTTAAACCAGAAACATACTACGATCAAAAGTCTCAAACTTTTTACAATGGAGTTTATGTAACTTCATACATTTCAAAGGGTGCACAAGATACTTGGGAAAAAGTTCTTGACGGCACTCTTTCTGGTTTTTCAATCGGCGGAAAGATTAAAGAGTCTGATAATGAAGTTAACAAAGCAACAGGAGAGGCAGTAAGATTTATCAAGGACTATGACCTTGTTGAACTTTCAATTGTCGACTCACCAGCAAACGAGCTATGTAACATTTTTTCAATTGAGAAAGTTAATGGAAAGATGGTATACAAGGGCCTTGCTACAAATATAGTAACAGAAAATATTTTTTATTGCGAAGACAGCGACTCAGTGTTTATGTCTACAGAAAAAACTTTTGATTCACCAATATCTGGAAAACCAACTGCGCTAATCGGTTGGGTAGAAAGTTCAGACATTAACAAGTCAAAAGAAATAGATAAAATTCTTGCTTCATTTAAGAAGTCAAGATTACCGTTGCCTGAAACACAATTAGCAAAACAGGCAAACGTAGAAGGAGGTAATGACATGGAAAAACTTAATGTAGGCAATGTTGTTGAAGTAGCTGCAGAAGCAGTTGTTGAGGCACCAGCCGAAGTTACTCCAGAAGTTGAGACAGTTGTAGCGGAAGCTAACAATGACTCAAACGTCAATCTTTTTGACAAATCATTGGAAGCTGTAGATTCTACAGTTGAAGATACCTCTGCCGACAACGTTGAAAAAGCAGCCGATACAGTAGAAGTTATGGTTGATGAACCTGATTTTGCAAAAATGTTAGGCGATCTCAAAGGCTTTTTCGCAGAGACACTCACAAAGGCTACAGAAGCAAATGCTGCACAAGTTACAGAAATTAAAACATCTGTTGAAGCTTTCAGCAAGAGCGTTGATGATAGAATTTCTGAGTTGGCAGAAAAGCACAGCGCACTTAGTGCAGCTGTGACAGAAATAAAGGGCACCATTGAAGGTGTTCAAAAGCAGGTTGATGCCGTAGAAGGCGATACCGCAATTAAGAAGTCCTCTGACCTTGGCGGGTCTGAGGTATTTACCAAATCAAAATCAAAATGGTCTGGAGCTTTCCTCGGTTCCGTAAATGAAATCTTTAACTAAAATAAGGTAGGTGAAATAAAAATGAGTAATGAATTATTAGAAAAGGCCGCAGCAGCTGGTGCAACAGTATCAACTGGGTTCGGTTCTTCAACAGGTGGTTCAGGCGTTCATGTTGCTTCAGAAAATGGCAACGGTGGACTTCTAAACCCAGAACAATCAGCACGATTCTTGGACTATATGTTCGATGCTACCGTAATTGGTAAGGTTGCACGTACAGTCCGTATGAAAGCTGACACAACAGAAATTGATCGTATGTCCGTAGGAGAGAAGCTTGTAAAGCTTGCATCCGAAGGCGAAAACACAGCTGCTAACAGCGGTGTTACTTTCTCAAAAATTTCTCTTTCAACAAAGAAACTCCGCATGGACTGGGAGCTTTCAACAGAGTCTCTAGAAGACAACATTGAAGGTGCAGATCTAGAAGATCACATTGCACGTATGATGGCAACACAAGCAGGAAATGACATCGAAGATGTTATTCTTAACGGTGATACATCACTTTCAAGCGATGCACTATACAAGTCTTTTGACGGTGTAATTAAGAAGGCAAAGACAAGCGGTCACGTTGTCGATGCTGCAGGTGCTGCAGTTTCTCGTGCAGTATTTAACTCAGCCCTTAAGGCTCTTCCACGTAAGTACAAGCAACGT